AGATATGGTGTTGCGAAAAATGGAACACCTTATTATGTTTACTATGACCTAGACGCACATGGTTATAGAACTGCAACAACAACATGGAAAGTGAGGCACTAATGAATATAGCATTAAAACTTTTATTATTTTTTCTTGGCATGGGTTTATCCATGCTAGGAATAATGGTTAGTTTGCATGCACCACAACACATGGTTTTAGGTGTGTTAATTTTAGTTGGTGGAATAACAACTATGTGGGGGAGTTTACCAAGTTATGACTAGTCATGTATGGTGCCATGGTCCTTATTGCCATACCTATCATACAGTTGATAGGGTGCGAGGTAGTAAGGGCAACAAAGCTTTAAGAACTAGAAAGGTACAATTACACCCAGACCATATAAATATGTATTCATATTTTTGTAGTAATGGTTGTTACAATGACTTTGCAAATAAAAATATCGAGCAAGTTATTGCGATTGCACCCAGACGAGAGCCATTGCACACACCGATTGATAGAGTTGAGAAAACAACTCACACTACAAATTGGGGACATACTTATACTAACACAAGAATTATAACTGTGGATAATTCTTAAATAGTATGTTGACAGTTATGGGATTGTCCTATAAGGTAATCCCATAACAGAAAGGAATATATGACTAAAAAAATAAAAGATGAATACATGCCAGGCGGTGCAAGAAGACAAGAACTGTTAGATAAAGCAGTTGACTACTTAAGAACACCAGGCGCAACTCAAAACATCAAACATGAGTTTTGTTTAACTTATCTTAAGATGACTGAAACAGAATATCTTGAGGCATTAAACAAGGCAACTAACGGCGAGTTAGTTAGGAACTTGTGGAATTAGTATTGACAACAATGGGACAATCTTATAGGATTGTCCCATTAACAGAAAGGAATATATGAGCAAACTAAAACAAGAAACAATGATTGACGCAACAGAAGAAAGACAAAATAGATTTAGTGGTGAGTCTATTTTATTAACTAAGAATGAGGCTAAGATACATGATGAGATATTCTATTATGAATACTTAGCAACATTAGAAGATAAGAAGGTTGGTGTTGATGGTCATTCAAAGCTTTGGGACAAAGTGCGTAAAGGTATTAATTACTTTAGACAGCACAATGCTGAGGCTTACATGGTTCTGTTAGACTAGATGTCATGAGCCAGGGGCATTGCCCCTGGCTTCTAGTTAGATAGAGGTACCAAACCGATTTCAAAATTTGAACTTTCCCAAATATTAATATATACATTTACAAAAAGGGGTCCCTACAGGTGCGACATTTTGCCGAGTTTTGCATACTCAAAGGCCTAAAATACTTTTTGGTACCATATGAAGATAGACATAGAAAAATTAAAAAAATTTGAAAAGTTACCACCTGATGTCAAAAGAGAACTCTCTCTTGTGATGGCTAAGTGGAAAGAAAAGAAAAAGGAGTCTCAGATCCGAAGTGATTTCATGGCTTTTGTAAAACACGTTTGGCCTGATTTTGTAGAAGGGTCCCATCATAGAAAAGTTGCAAAAAAATTTAATGATATTGCATCTGGAAAGATTAAGCGTGTTATCATTAACATGGCACCTAGACATACTAAGTCTGAGTTTGCATCTTATTTATTACCTGCATGGATGGTAGGTAGAAATCCAAAATTAAAAATTATTCAATCAACTAACACAACTGAATTATCAGTTAGGTTTGGTCGTAAAGCAAAACAACTTATGGATTCACCAGAGTACAAAGAAGTATTTCAAACAAGACTCAAAGAAGATTCACAAGCTGCTGGTAAATGGGAAACACAACAAGGCGGCGAATATTATGCTGCCGGTGTTGGATCTGCAATTACTGGACGGGGTGCCGATCTATTAATTATTGATGACCCGCACACTGAACAAGATGCAATGAATGCACAAGCTTTAGATAGAACTTATGAATGGTACACATCTGGTCCACGTCAGCGTCTTCAACCTGGTGGAACAATTGTAATCGTTATGACAAGATGGAATGAAAAAGATTTAGCAGGAAGACTAATTAAAGCACAAAAAGAACCTAAAGCAGATCAATGGGAAGTCATTCAATTTCCTGCAATCATGCCTGATGGTGAACCTTTATGGCCTGAATACTGGAGCCTGAAAGATTTAGAGTCAGTTCGTGCTTCTATCCCCCTTTCAAAATGGAATGCACAATACATGCAAAACCCAACCGGTGAAGAAGGAGCGTTGATCAAAAGAGAATGGTGGCAAGATTGGGAGGGAGATATCCCACCACTAGAACATGTTATACAATCATATGATACTGCGTTTATGAAAAAAGAAACTGCGGACTATTCTGCTATTACTACTTGGGGTGTGTTTACACCATCAGAAGATTCTGGAAAACATTTAATATTAATTGATGCAATTAAAGGTCGGTATGAATTTCCTGAGCTCCGTCGGATCGCGCTGGATCAGTATGGGTACTGGAATCCGGAAACCGTAATTATTGAATCTAAAGCATCTGGACTTCCATTAACTTACGAGTTGCGTAAAGCTGGGATTCCTGTTATAAACTTCTCACCCTCAAAAGGTAACGATAAGCACACGAGGGTTAACAGTGTCTCTCCACTGTTTGAGTCAGGGAGAATATGGGCGCCCAAAAATATGGAGTTTGCACAAGAGGTTATTGAAGAATGTGCAGCTTTCCCATTCGGAGACCACGACGATTTAGTGGACTCGATGACTCAGGCTGTGATGAGATTTAGACAAGGTGGTTTGATTCAACACCCAGAAGACTATGAGGATGAACCCATACCACAAAAACAGAGGACTTATTACTAATGATCAAAAAATTAGAGGCTTTACAAAAATTTCTACAATCCTTAAACAGTTTAAGACAACAAGGTTTAATCAAAACTGTTGACCAAGCTGTGGCTTTTGCCAAACAAGAATTTGGTGAAGTAAATGATTTATTGAAAAGACAAATCGAACAGGTATTTAAAGGAACAACACCTAAAGCTCCACCTCCAGGTGGTGGAGGTATTACTTCTATCAAGAACCCATCGAAAAAAGAGACACCGAGTCAGGCACCAGGGACCAGTCCAGTAATGCAAAGATTAGAAAAAGGTGTTGAGACCTTAAAACAAATGAAACAACCTGGCATGGATCTTGCAACAGGATTAACTAGAACAGCAGCTAGAAAAATTTTAAATAGAGCAGGAATTCAAGTACCAGAAAAAGCAGATGCAATAGATATATTTGTAAAAGAGTTTGGAGCAGATCCATTAATGGATGTTAAGAATGTGGCTGAAGAAATGATTGAACTTGAGCGAATGGGTAAATCAACAAAAAGCATTGATGAGATTTTAGAACAATCTGGTATGTTTGATATTAAAAGAAATCCTGATGCACCAAAAGGAATGTCTAATGAAGAATTAGAACAAATTAAAAAACAAGTTGATCAAGAAAAAATGTTAAAAGATTTTGATCCAACAGATAGAACAGAAAATTCAGAAGGTGGTATTAACAGAGCAATGTATGCTTTTGGTTCTGGAGTTAAACTAGCTAAGTTTCTATCTCAAAAGGGTAAAAATTTAAAAGACGAAATTAAAAAAGCAGTTAATAATATTTTTACAACTGATGATATTAAATATGATGCTGACGTTGCAGTCGATACTATGTTAGAAGAACTAGGTGTAGATAGAGATATGTTTGATCAAAAAGATATATTAAATGCATATGGTATGGCATACGACGAACTTAAAATACCTCTTTTACAAAATCTTAAAAACAAACCTGTAAAAAGTATGGAGTCTATGAAAAAAACTGGAAGTATAAATATTTCTGATCCAGAGATCGCAGGTGAAATGGATAGGTTTGCAAAAGAATCAGATCCAGAAGGATATAAGAAAATGGAAGAGGCTATGAAGAAAGCAGCAGATGAAGCTCAACCCATAGAATATTTTTTAGGCACAAGAAAAAAAAACTCAAAAGGTGGCTTACAGTATTTAATGGGGCTGTAAAATGGAGATTGGAAAATTTAAATTAGCAAAATCTGATCTTGTCAGACCTCCAAGAAAACCAATTCAAGAACAGATCATACCAAAAGAAAAACCTTACACAAAAGAAGTATTTCAAGTTGAAGTTGAACCTTTTATAAAAGGTTTTATCGGTGGGTTTCCTAAAAACGAAATGACCATGAAGCTACAATCTATATTAGATAAGGCTGTTGAAAGAGGTGCATTAAGTGTTGATGAAGGAACTACTTACATGCGAGATAGAAAACAACAGCTATTAGATTTTGTAGAACAAAATCCAGGTGAAACTTTACCAGAACTAACTAGAGAAAATTTTTCAGTAGGAGGTGGAGTAAGATCAGGACCTAAGTCTTCCGGTGATATGGAAGGAGCTTTAAAATATTTAAAAACTTTAGAACCAGGAACTCCGGTAAACACTTATGCCATAGGTAAACAATTCAATGTTGCTCCTGCAAGTGTTGCAGGTCAAGTACAAAGAAATTTTCCAGAACTAAAATTACAAACTAAAAAAGAATCTGCAGCTAAAGCAGCGGAAACACGAAGAGAACTATATAAACAAAAACTATCTGATGTTCCAGTTGTAGAAACTAAAATTAGAGGTTCTGGTAAAGAAGCTAGAGGTAAAGGTAGAGACATAACTGGAATTAGATTTCCGAATGAAGAAATGAAAAATGATTACATACAAGATCTTACAAACAGATATTCTGATGTTAAAGGAAGAAAAGGTTTAACAAATAAAGAATTAGCTGAAAAATATTTAGGTTCAAGTAATCCAAATGATATAGGAAGAATAGAAAGAATAAATAATTTTTTCGTAAAAGATTTAAATTTAGAATATAAAAAAGCTCCTGTCAGTGAAACAAAAGAAAAAAGAACAAGAAGATTAGCTATTACACAAGGTGGTAAAACTTTTAAAGGTACAGAAGATATACCATTTCATCACATTATGCCTATTGGTGGAGAAGTACCTTTAACTACAAAAGATGTTGGATTTATTAACAAACAAATGAATTCTAAACTTGCTCCATATAATACAAAATTAAATGACATTGCAGATGCAATTAGTAATCAACTAAATAATCAAAAACCTGGATATTTAAAAAGGATTGATGAATTAAATAATCAAGCAGAACAAATAATTGAAAGTGCAAAAACAAGATTACCTAAAAAATTTCAAAACTATATTGGTTTTAATAGATTAGATCCTATCTTAGATGAAAACGCAACACCTATTAGATTAAATGTTACAAGAGTTGGTGTTGATGATTCAAAATCTTTAGTAGGTAAAAGAGGCGCTGCAATACCGCTTGAAACATTAACACAATCTAAATTAGATGAGTTGAAAAAAAATAAAACCGGAGGCGTGATGTTAGGTTCCGCAGGTGATTTAGATACTGCAGCAAGATTAATAAAAGAAGATTTTCAAACTACTAAAAAATTATTTGGAAAGTATGCACCACAAATTGCTAGAGGTGCAAGACAAGTTGGTAAATTTGCAGTCATACCTGAACTTGCTTTAGGTGCAGCATTTGCTCCATTTGATTTAGGTGAAGGAAGATCTGGTAAAGAAACTTTATTAAACGTTGCAACATTAGGTATGGGTGTACCAATTAGTGACGCAAGAGATAGAGCGAACTATGTAGATCAATTTGGATTAAAAGAAGATTTATTTTCTGCACAGATGAAACAATCTGGTGCGCAATATGGAGCACCTGCTTTAACAAAACGTGAACAACTTGCTTTACAAAAAGCAGAAGAATTTGACACACAAATATTACAACCAAGATTGGAAAAAACATTATTGGAAAGACAAGCAGCTTCTGATCCTAATTTTGGAACAGGAATTATGGGGATGGCCAATGGTGGTCGTATTGGTTTTGCAGATGGATTTGATCCGAAGAGAAGAAAATTTTTTAAAGCTGCTGCAGGCATTGCATCAATACCAGTATTTGGAAGAATGTTAAAACCAGTTGTTAAAGGTATGGAAGCAGCAGGACCTGCTGTAGAAAAAGTAACAACCGAAGCAGAAAAAATATTTTTTAATTTAGTCGATGCAGTAAAAAATAAAGGCATCATGGATAAATTAGATAAGGTAACCGGTGGTAGATTGTCTGGAGCATATCATGAATATAAAGGTGCAGAAGTTTTAGAAGATGCCGGATCCATTACTGCAAGATTTAAAACAGATAAAGGTGCACCTGCTGAAATTGTTTACATTAAACCTCAAAAAAGAATTGATCCTAAAACTGGTAAAGAAGTCGAATATCCTGGTCAGTTTGATTATGAAGCTCAAGAAATAGGAAGAATAAATCCTGAAGGAGATGTAGATATTGATGCAGAATTTGAAATTATTGATAGTCTTGAAGACGTAAAGAAACTGATTGATGACTAAACGATTAACCACTACAATACCACCTAAATCAGGACCCACGCCTCAGGGCTTGAATATTTCATATAATACTGTTACAACAGTCAAACAATCTGGAGAAAAAATAAATGGCAGAAGACAATATAGACAAGGCTCTTCCAAACGAACCTCGAAAAGAATTTAATATACCTGGTCAAGAAGAAATTCAAGAACAAGTAATTGAAGAAGTTCAAGCAGAGCAAGAATCACCTGGACCCGTTGACATTCAAGAGAATGAAGATGGTTCTGTTGATATTAATTTAGACCCTGCAGCTGCAACTCCTGAAGGTGGCGATGAGCATTATGCAAACTTAGCAGATTTTTTACCCGATGATGTATTGGGAAGAATGGCATCGGACCTATCTTCTAAATATCAAGAATATGTTTCATCAAGAAAAGATTGGGAAAAAACTTACACACAAGGTTTAGATCTTTTAGGTTTTAAATATGACAATCGAACAGAACCATTTAGTGGTGCATCCGGTGCAACCCATCCAGTTTTAGCAGAAGCCGTAACTCAGTTTCAAGCTTTAGCATACAAAGAATTATTACCAGCAGATGGACCAGTTCGAACTCAGATCATTGGATTACAAACTCCAGAAAAAGTTCAACAGGCAACTCGTGTCAAAGATTTTATGAATTATCAAATTATGGAGCAGATGAAAGAATATGAACCAGAATTTGATTCTATGTTATTTCACTTACCATTATCAGGATCAACTTTTAAAAAAGTTTATTATGATGAAGTGGAAGGACGAGCAGTATCTAAGTTCGTTCCTGCAGATGATTTAATCGTTCCGTACACCGCTACCTCATTAGACGATGCGGAAGCGATTATTCATCGAATTAAAATTTCTGAAAATGAATTACGTAAACAACAAGTTGCAGGTTTTTATAGAGAAATTGATTTAGGAAAACCTGGAGATAAAGAATCTGATGTTGAGAAAAAAGAAAGAGAACTAGAAGGTATCTCTAAAACTGCAAACGAAGATGTTTTTACAATATTAGAATGTCATGTGAATTTAGATATTGAAGGCTTTGAAGATTCAGATCCACAGACTGGTGAGCCGTCAGGAATTAAACTTCCATACATTGTTACATTAGAAGAAGGATCAAGAGAAATTTTATCTATTAAAAGAAACTATGAAGCAGGAGATCCTAAAAAAGATAAAGTTCAATACTTTGTACATTTCAAATTTTTACCTGGTTTAGGTTTCTATGGTTTTGGTTTAATCCATATGATTGGTGGATTATCAAGAACTGCTACAGCTGCACTAAGACAATTACTCGATGCCGGAACCCTGTCTAATTTACCCGCTGGTTTTAAAATGCGTGGTATTAGAATTAGAGATGATGCACAATCTATTCAACCAGGTGAATTTAGAGATGTAGATGCACCAGGTGGTAATTTACGAGATTCATTTATGATGCTTCCGTTTAAAGAACCAAGTCAAACACTACTTGCATTAATGGGAGTAGTCGTTCAAGCAGGTCAAAGATTTGCATCTATTGCAGATTTACAAGTTGGTGATGGCAATCAACAAGCTGCTGTTGGTACAACAGTTGCATTATTAGAACGTGGTTCAAGAACCATGTCAGCAATACATAAAAGAATTTACTCAGCTCTGAAAAATGAATTCAGATTAATGGCTAGAGTATTCAAGTTATATCTACCACAAGAATATCCGTATGACGTAGTTGGGGGTCAAAGAATGATTATGCAATCAGACTTTGATGATCGGGTAGATATATTGCCAGTTGCTGACCCTAACATTTTTTCACAGACACAGCGTATCTCACTCGCTCAAACAGAACTGCAGCTGGCAACCTCAAATCCACAAATGCATAATATGTATCAAGCGTACAGAAATATGTATGAAGCGTTAGGTGTAAAAAATATTGACAGTCTTTTAATTAAACCAATGCAGCCTATGCCAAAAGATCCGGCGTTAGAACACATTGATGCATTAGGAGGCAGACAGTTTCAAGCGTTTCCTGGTCAAGATCATAGATCACACATTACTGCGCATTTAAATTTTATGGCAACTAATATGGCAAGAAACAATCCAATGGTCATGGCATCATTAGAGAAAAATATTTTTGAACACATTAGTTTGATGGCTCAAGAACAAGTTGAACTAGAGTTCAGAAATGAAATGCAACAGATGCAACAGATGCAAATGATGATGCAACAAAATCCACAGATGGCTCAACAGATGCAAATGCAGTTAATGCAGATGCAACAAAAGATTGAAGCTAGAAAAGCACAGTTGATTGCTGAAATGATGGAAGAATTTATGAATGAAGAGAAGAAAATTACTTCACAATTTGATAATGATCCAATTGCTAAACTAAGAGCGAGAGAATTAGACCTTAGAGCAATGGAAAATGATAGAAAAGAACGTGAAGGTAAAGAGAGAATGGATCTTGATAAGATGAAAGCAATGATGAATCAACAAAATCAAGATGAAAAACTAGAACAGAACGAAGAATTGGCAAAATTACGAGCTGATACATCAATTGAAAAGACAATTTTGAGTAAAACAATTCCAAATGTTGACTCAATGATGAAAAATCAAGGTAGTATGATGCCAAATGTTAGAATAATGCGTGGAGGCAACGAGTAAAATGAGAAAAAACATGACAAAACCGGAAAAAAAGATTAAAAAGGTGATGAGGGAATTCAAAAGAGGTGAATTACCTATAGGTAAGTCAAAGAAAAAAGTAAAATCGCGTAAACAAGCGATTGCAATTGCTTTATCTGAGGCTGGAAAATCAAAACCAAGGAGTTAAAATGGAAAAACTAGATAAAATACAAGATGTAAAAGTTGGTGAGCAAGAAATTGAGATCGATCCAAGATCAAAAACAACTGCTGACAGAGCTTATAACTATATTGGTACTGGTGGACCTGAAATAGAAGTTAAAGGTCAAGGTGCAGTATTAGCAGAGAAGAAAAGAAAATCAAAAGCATATTAATTTTATGTTCCCGTGGAGTTTAATAGGTACAGCATTAAAAACTGGCGCTGAGATTTATAAGAATAAGAAAAAATCTGAAATTATAATGTCAGAAGCAAGAATCGTGCATGCTGAAAAGATGAAGCGTGGAGAAATTGAGTACAGTGGACAGATTGCTCAAAATCAAAAAGGCGAC